ACTAAACAAGGAAGAAAATAGAATGGTACATCTGCATTATTTGAATATGCGCCTGCATCCATGATTCTATTTATATAAAAATACTTCATTATATAAGCTTTATCAGGGCTTGGATAAACAAACAAAGTCATATCATATTCTGGTCTACCAGAATTACTTCCACTAGCTGTAGTGACTTGTCCATTAATTAAAGTAAATTGGGTAGGACGTGCATCACCACCAGTAGAACTTTGTTCTTTTCTACTTAAATTTAAATATTCTGTTCTTGAAATTTTAGTTATTGTAACATCAGTAGTATCACTATTACCTTCAATATTAGAAGTAGCTCCAGCTGTTGTAGTAATAGAAGCATCTATAATATCAACAACCTTTTGATCAACAGCATAGTAATTTGTACCAGCCGTCATTGTTTGAGTAGCATAATCAATAGTCCATAAATTAAGACCACGATTAGCCCATTCAGAAAACATTAGATTTAATGATCTTCTAGCAGTTCTTAAATCATAACCGCTTCTTACTTCAAGACCGCATCTTTCAAATGCTTCTTCTATAATTTCCTCTATCGAGAGGTTAAATGTTCTCGTACCTGAATAAGCCATTTAAACCTCTACGAGATAGCGTCGTATTCTTTTATAAACTCAATAACTATACTAGCGGTATCATCGTTAGTAACAGAAGAAAAGTTAATCAAAACATCGCCAGAATAGTTAGTTGCTTTTGTGTTCTGTAAAGTTCCTATAGAACTAAAGTCCGCATCATCAGCGTGATTACAAGACCATGCAACTGGATTTGTTCCACTATTATCCCACTCTATTATAAGTGGTTTAGCAGGAGCAGTAACGCTAGAACTCCACCACATTTTATTTATATTTACATAAGTACAAGCTGTGCCATCGTTTCTTGCATTAAGTGCTGATGCATCAACTTTATATGTTTCAGCTGTGGTAGATGCTATTTTAGCGGTGAATGAAAAGATAGCTTTTCTATCTCCATCAAATAATTTTTTTACGTATTGTGCCAT